TCGGCGTCCTTTGAAAAAGGTATGAAGTCGGCGACTAAATCGCTTGCCCGGATGGACAGGAACAGCAAAAAATCGAGTAAGTCGATGGCCCTGGTCGCGAAATCGATGGCCAGGGCAGGCGCGGCGGCGGCGGCGATGGGATCCGCGATGCTTGCGTCCTTTTCCGTTCGATCAATAAAGGCGGCGGTTGATTTTGCCGACGCGATTGGTAAAACAGCTTACGCCCTGGGCTTGGGTGCAGAAGAATTACAGGCGTTTCAATTCGCGGCGGAACGGTCCGGGATCGCGACGACCCAATTTAACAGCAACATGACCGCGTTCGTAAAGCGCGTGGGTGAGGCGAAAGCGGGAATGGGGCCGCGAGTGTCGGGCCTGAAAAATATGGACGCGGGAGTACTAAAGGCGATCACTAGCGCAAAATCTCAGGGTGAGGCGCTGGAAATCGTCGCGGAAGCGATCAGGAAAGAAAGCGACGCGACCAAACGGGCGGCGATTGCGAATGCGGCTTTTTCCCGGTCCGGGGTGGCAATGGTTGGAATGCTTGCAGATGGTAAAGCCGGGCTAGATGCGCTAACAGAATCCGCAAGGGAATCGGGCGCGGTGATGAAGGAATCACTAACGAAAACGGCGACCGTGATAAAGGACAAATGGGACACCTTAACCGATGTGATCGGGGTGAAGTTTAAATCTGCGCTAATCACGGCTGCGGCGGCGGTGTTGGAGTTTTTTAATATATTCACCGACCTGGGATCACTTCAGGAGGAAATAGCAGAAACAACGCTATTATTAGCAGATGCAGAGGGGAAACTAGCAGAGGCAAACTTTTTTACCGTATCAGGCGCAGAATTATGGGTAAAAACACACAAAGAAAAACTCGCAAGCCTTAAAGAACAAGAAGAACAATTAACTAGGATAAACGACCTGGGGAAACTTAGGGATGCGGGTGGACCGTCCGGCCCGCCTGTAATAGATATAAACGGCATGAGCGCGGCAAATACGGCTTTGCATGCCTACGAAAAATCGGTATTGGCGGCGGAGTTGGCGAACGAGTTATTGATCGATAGAATGGAGATCATCGATAGATTAATGCGCGATGGTGCGATCAGTGCGGCGACCTATGAAGCAGAAATGAAGAAATTCGCAGATACGACCGCGACCGAGGTCCCGGCCGGTATCAATGCGATGGCAGTCGCGGCGGGCAACCTGGCCAGCGGTGCTATCTCTGATATGGTTGATGGATTCATCGAGGGCAGCAATTCATTCTCCGATCTGGTTGATAATTTCCTGAAGGGAATTGCAAAGATGATTATTCAGCAGATGATATTTAACGCGATCGCCGGTTCCGCCTGGGGCAGTGCGATGGGATTCAGTTCGACGGCTCAGGTCGCAACACAAAGCGCGTCGCCAGGCGCGGCCCAATTCGGCGGGATTGGATCTATTGCACCATTCGCTACCGGGATGCTTTCCAGCAGTGGCCCGCGGATCCGCGAGTCGGGCGGCGCGACCACGATTAATATAACAAACAATTCAAGCGCGGAAATCACCACCAACGAGACACAATCAGCCAACGGTGATACCAGCGTAGAGATAATGATTGCGGATGCAGTAAAGCGCGAGATAAAGCGCGGCTCTTTTGATTCTGTGAACCGTTCCACCTATGCGCTTTCAAGAGTTGGGTATTAAAATGGCCGAAACACTACCACCGGAAATTGAGCAGTGCTTTTTAATTGCTGATTATGTTTACCAGCAAGAACCGAATATTATCCGATCCGATGTTGATGTCGGCCCGGCAAAGACCCGGCGCAGACATACAAAGCCAATTGTCAATGTGAAAGGCTCGCTGGTATTGAGCAAGGCGCATTTAGATATTTTTGATACATTCTACAACGACGTTTTACAATCAGGTGCGCTGCGTTTTTTATTTAACGATCCGGTAAGCGGGACCACAAAAGAATATAGATTCATCGATCCGCCAGTATACAGGCCTATAACCGTTGATCATTGGGTGGTTGAGTTGACTATGGAGATCTTGCCGTGAGTCTTTCACCTCTGGCGGTGAATGCAGCGCAAGCACCCGAAAGCGGTGAGGTTTTTCTTGTGATGCTGGAAATATCACACCCCACATGGGTCACCCCTTTTTATATGGTAGACAATACGGTTAACGTTACCAGTGAAGGGCATGAGTATATAGCGTGGCCTTTTGATTTAATCCTTGGGGCAGACGATGGGGAGAGGTTGCCAGAAGTTAAGCTGATCATTGATAATGTAGATCGAAAACTCGTTGAAATAATACGCACCACGGTTGACGCGCCACAAATGGCGATAAAGCTAGTATTGGCAAGTCAGCCGGATATTGTTGAAGTTTATATATCAGGGCTGACATTGCGGGACGTAGAATTTGACGCCTTCAAAATAACCTGGACATTATATTCGGAGTCTTTGTCAGATCAGCGCTTCCCGGCAGATAATATAACCCTTGCAAGCGGGTACCTGGGGCTTTTCAGAATATGATAGCGAAATGGGCGGGTGATTATGTTGGGGTGCCCTACTTGGCGAAAGGTAGAAGTATGGCAGGGCTTGATTGTCTGGGGCTTTTATATCTTATTTATGCTGATCATTACGGCGTAAGGTTGCCGAACTATGATCACTATACGCATGAGAATAACAGAAGTATTGAGGCGGTTTTTCTGAACAACATAGGAGAATGGACCCCGACAGAATCACGCCAGGCGGGTGCACTTGTTATGCTTTCAATCGGTGGATACACCACGCACCTGGGCGTATGCATAGGGGACAATCGGTTTATCCATGCGATGCAGGGATGTGATGTTGCGATTGATAGCCTGGACTCTTTCAGATGGAAAGACAGAATCGAAGGGGTTTACTTGTGGATAACGTAAGCGGCGTATATTTGCGGCGGCGCATTGTTTCATCCAATGTCGACCGATTTGCAATTACAAAAGACACCCCGATTAGTGAGCTTATCGCGCGTATAGGCTTGCCGGCACCACTAGAGGACTGTTTAAGCGTCAGTCTTGAAGGGGAATTCATACCCAGGGAAGACTGGGCGCGGATTGTCACAAATAAAGATATTGTGATGGTATCGGTTGTTCCAGGCAAAAAGGCGATTAAAAAGTATTTGCCGGTTGTAGCCATGATTGCGCTTGCAATATTTGTTCCACAGGTCGCGCTTCCAGCATTGCAGGCGGCGCTCGGGACCACGGCGGGATATGTGGCGGCGGCGGCGGTGATGTTTGTTGGAACGCTTGCAATAAATGCATTATTTCCACCACCCACGCCAGAGCAAATGACAATACCAGACCTGGGCGGCGCGGGCGGCTTTTTAGGCGGCGGCGGTGGCGGTGGCGGGAGCAGTGGCGGGGATGGTGCGGGGTTTATGGGTACGTCTGGAATACGCAACCAGGCCCGGCCCCATAGCGGTGTAAGATGTATATACGGGGTTCATAAAGTGGCCCCGGATATTGCAGCGGAAAATTACATAATCACATCAGGCACCACACAAACCCTTTATTCACTATTTGATTTTGGATATGGAAATATTGAAATCACCGATATAAAAATAGGTAATACACCTCTCTCACAATATAAAGGTGCCAGCTACCGGCCTAAGAACCATTATAGGAATCAGGATTTAACCCTATATAAAAGCGACAACACATCAGACCCTTATTCTGTAAACCTAAAACATGATTGGGTTAATAGAATTGCACCATCAATACAATCTAATGAAGTGCACATCGACCTGTCTTTTGATTCCGGCCTGGGGTGGTATGATGCAAGCAATGGAGATTTTAAGGATAACATTGCGGGGTTTGAGATATTACTACGCAACGTAGACAGCGGGCAGATAGTAAACTTATACAATGCCGTGTTTGTGCATTTTTCCGGGGGAGTGAGTCGCTATTCTACCTCCTCTTTTTTCGTTAAACGAAAGACGAAACACCCGTTTATTTTAACTGTAAGTATCGGGCTACCTGAGCGCGGACAATGGGAGGTTCAGATAAGGCGCCCAACCAGATGGCCAATACGCTATGAGCAGACCGGAGAGAACAGTTATTTAGATAAGGTTACATTGATTAATATAAGGTCTGTCACCTATCAAAAACCGCTAAACTTTAAATATAGCCACACCATTTTAGAGCTACGTATAACCGCAACGGATCAGCTTAACGGGGCGATTGATACCTTGACAGCGATTGCATCCAGGCGCTTGAGGCAATGGACAGGAACGGCATGGACAGCAGATGTAAAAACATCAAACCCGGCATGGATAGCACTGGACATATTACAAGGCCGAGCTAACCCGCGCCCGCTTGCGGATAACCGTATAAATCTGCAAAGTTTTTTAGATTGGGCCCAATTTTGCGATAGGCCAGCCCCGAACGGTGGCGGCGCTTATTATGAATGCAGCGCAAACTGGGACGGGACAAGTACGGTATTTGACAGGCTAAAATCTGTTTTATCTACCGGGCGCGCAACGATCAGCTTGCGAGAAAATAAATATACTGTCATTTATGATCAGTTTCCAACGGTTCCAATGCAGATGTTCACACCCCGAAATTCATGGGGTTTTAATGCAACCAAACTTTTTCCGAAGGTCCCAGATGCGCTAAAAATGTCATTTATTGACCCGGCAAGTGATTGGCAAAAGGTAGACCGGATTGTATACCGGGATGGATACAGCATATCAAACGCGGACTATTTTGAAAGCTTGGCGCTTCCATTGTGTACGCGATCAGAGCAGGCATGGCGG